GGGTTGCCGCTGCGATGGCGCAAGCCGCGCCGGATCTTCGTCAACAGCATGTCCGACTTGTTCCATGAGTCTGTGCCCGACGACTACATCGCGCGGGTCTGGCAGGCGATGGGTTGCGCTCCGCAGCACACCTATCAGATCCTGACGAAGCGTCACGCACGCATGAGGTCGTGGGTGACACGTTGGTACGCAGGTGAGATCGCGGAGCCGTACGAAGTCCGTGCGGTTCCCGGCTATCCGGGATACCGGATCAGCACACTGGGTGAGGTGTTCGGCAAGCGTGCGGACACAGTGGGAGGACTGAGTTACGACGTTGGTGAGCAGGGCCATCGGCGGGTCACGATGCACCGCGAGGGTTCGCCGCGTAGCGGTGACCGTGAGCTTGTCCACCGGTTGGTTCTGACGACGTTCGTCAGGTCGGCGGTCGCGGGCGAGCAGGCGTGCCATCGCAACGGCGACCCGTCGGATAACCGGCTGTCGAATCTTTACTGGGGCAGCCAGTCTGAGAACTGGCGTGACCGAATCGGCCACGGTAACGGCCGGTCCTGGTCGAAGTTGTCCGAGGCTGATGTGGCGATTATCCGCAAGCGCGCGGAAGTAGGCGAGTCGGCCTACCGGATTGCGCAGGACTTCCCGGTCAGCGACACCCAGATCAGGAATGTGCTCCGCGGAGATCAGTGGACGACGCCGACCGACGTACAGCGTCCGCATCCGCCAGCTCGTGCAGTGCTCGATTGCGTGTGGCTGGGTGTCAGCACCGAGAATCAGCAGTGGGCCGACATCCGCATTCCCGCGCTGCTCGACACCCCGGCCGCCGTCCGATTCGTTTCGGCAGAGCCACTTCTCGGTCCAATTGACCTGATTGGACAGCTCTGCGAGACGTGCGATGCCAATATGGAAGCGCCGCAGTGCAACGCGTGCTACCGGCGCTGGCGGGTACGACCCGGCCGAGACAACCGCATCGATTGGGTGATCGTTGGCGGAGAGTCCGGGCCGGGTGCAAGGCCGATGCACCCCGACTGGGTTCGCTCGCTGCGGGATCAATGCCAGGCCGGCGGAGTCCCGTTCCTGTTCAAGCAGTGGGGCGAGTACATCCCCGAGGTGGTGCCCGCACCACTGTCAGGTCTAGGCATCCAAAGCTGGCGGCGCGTCGGAAAGAAGGCTGCGGGGCGCGAGCTTGATGGCCGCGAATGGAATCAGTACCCGCAGCAGGTCTGCTCATGACCGCCAGTGACGAAACCTTCGACACCGCAGTTGAATCCGCGTGCCGACGACTCAACCTCACCGGTGATGCCGAACTGGTCGGCGACTACGTGCTCATCGCCGCGGGGAACGGCTTCGATGACGACGGGGACCGGAAGTCAAGCATCTACGTCGTCACACGGTCGGATGACCAACCCGCATACATCACCCTGGGGCTGCTCGAAGCGGGCAGGGCGATCGCCAACATCGGATGGGGCCAGAAGGGCGACGATGATGACTGACCAGAACCCCGTGTGCCGCTGCGGACATGACCAGGTGTCACACCGGACCAGCCTCGGCCCGTGCGACTGCCGGGGATGCCTCGAATGCCTCACGAAGCCGCTGCCGCGCAGGCACATAGGCGCTGCCGCGCACAAGTACCAGCCGTGCGGATGCGGGAGATGGGAGCCCTGATGCCTGAGTTGAAATGGATGGAAGTGAGTGCCTGGGGACTGCGCGCCGCCTGCCGCAACCACGACCCGGAACTGTGGTTTCCCACGCCGGGCGACGGAAGGACGCGGCGACGCGCACAAGCGATCTGCCGCACCTGCCCCGTCGTCACGCAATGTGGCAGCTTCGCACTCACAACCGGTGAACCGGAAGGCATCTGGGGTGGCCTGACATCAGCGGACCGAAGCAGGATCCTCGGAATACCCGCGAGATGCCGCATGAACGTCCCCGATCATCGCCAGCCCTGCGGCACCTACGCGGCGTACCGGCGCCACAAAGCCAGAGACGAAAAGCCATGCCCGCCATGCGAATCCGCGAAGGACACGTACAACATGGAGCGGGCAGCACAGAAACGGAAGGCGGTAGTCCGATGAGCTTCACTGCCCGCTATCCCGGGCGTTGCGCCGCCTGCAACGAACGCATTTTAGGCGGTATCGATGGCTAAGTGTCAGGTCTGCGAAGGCCGCGCCCAGCTCAGGCTTTGTTTGACCCACGAAGTGATCCTTCGGGACAGCCTGCGCGACCTGCCGTGGTGGTTGGCGCGACTCGCTGAGGCCGCCACCGGAAACGTCCGCCTAGGTGACGGCGGGCGCCGCGCAACCCGCGTAAGCGAACTCGACGAGTTGGCCGGGCCCGACGGGTCAGACAAACTCGCCCGGGCACTCGCCGCGAACAAGCTGCGACGCGACCGACTACTTGCCGCCGGGCGGGTGAACGCCAAAGCGTCACGGCTGCAGGCCGCCGCGACAAACACGCTCACGACCTGGGTGCGGCACCTATGCGAGACGCGCGGCATCGACGTACCAAGGATGACCGCCGCCGAATGCGCGCAATGGCTCGCCAAGCACTCCCACGCCATCGCCAGCGATGAGGCCGCCAAGGAATGCCACGACGACATCATCGATCTCACCGACCGGATCCGCCGCATCGTCAACCGCCCCAGTCCGCCGAAGTTCTGCGGGCCCTGCCCGACGCTGCTCACCGACGAGGAGCGCGCCAAGCTCGTGGAGAACGGCGAGGACGACCGCGAGGAGTGCCACACCCGGCTCTATGCGCCACCCAAAGCCGATCAGGTGACCTGCCCGCGGTGCGGGTTTGAATACGACGTGAAACAACTGCAGGCGTGGTGCTGGGACAACTGCGACGACAAGTCATTCACCCTCGTGCAGCTGTGCCACGTCGTGCTACCTCCGCTCGGGCACGTGATGGAGCACCGGACCCTGCAGCGGTTTGTTCGCAAACACGAGATTATGCCCACTGGACAGCATGCGCATGTCCCGACCTACCAGCTGGGACAAGTCCGCGCCGCGCTGGGTAGATGACTTACATCCGTGTGATTTGGGTGCTATTCTGTCGCGTAGTTTTGGTGGGCAAAGCTATGCCCGAATCCGAAATTCACGCCACAGGCAAAGCCCCCATCATCGGAGTCGCCATGGCCTGGCTCGTCATCATCAACGCGTCCGAGTAGCACCGTGACATAATCGGCGGATGGGGGAATCGTTCGTCGATCTGGTCACCAAACCGCACAACACGGCCGCCATCATTGCCGGCGCGGTCGGGTTCGTGATCCTGGTCATCGGCCAAAGTCGTCAACTCCGATCCGGCGTCATTCATCGGCATCATCACCATCGTCGCCGGAATCGTCATCGCGATAAAAGGCAACCAGCCCGCACGACCACCACCGCGAACCACGCCCATCTCCAACGCCGACCGGCAGGAACTTCTACAGGAGCACCTGTCCCATCAGGTGGCCGTCAATGGCGCGCGGATCGAAACACAGACACCCTACTCGGCAGTCATCGTCAGCGGGCAGAAGATCAACCACGTCCTGCACCTGCTCATCTCCGTGCTGCTGTGCGGGCTCTGGCTGCCGGTGTGGCTCGTGCTGGCAGCCGCGAATCAGGAGCGTCGGCGAACCATCGAGGTTGACCGCTGCGGGAACATCACCACGCGATAAGTCGGGCGGACGAACCACACACCGACGGTGCCGCTAACCAACATCATCCAGGAGGATTGGTAACGCGTGGATCGCATCGGCGTCGCGATCTCCACCCACAACCGCCGGCCCGTACTGCTGGAGTCGCTGCACCACTGGCGCGCCCACATGCCCGCCGATGCGGCCCTGCTCGTCATCGATGACGCATCGGATGAGCCGCTGGACGTTCCCGGCCTGAACGTCGTCCGCCACGACTATCGGCGAGGTGTCGCCATGACGAAGAACCGCGGGCTCACCGAACTGATCGACGTCGGCGTCAAGCACCTGTTCCTCGCGGATGACGATGTCCACCCCATCACCGGCGACTGGTGGCGGCCATATGTCGAATCACCCGAGCCGCACCTGTCCTACCAGTGGACCCGCGGACATGTCTGGCGTGAAACCCACAACGACGGCACCCACTGGTCGATCAGCTTCCCCCGTGGCGTCATGCTGTACACGGACCGCAAAGTTATCGACACCATTGGCGGCTACGATCCCGCCTATGGGATGCACGGCGGTGAACATGTCGACTTTTCTCGGCGCGCCCACGACGCCGGCCTCACCTCATGGGCGTTCGCCGATGTGTGCGGCAGTAACCGAATCTGGTACGCCCGCGACGAACACGAGGGCAACATGGTCGGCTCTACGACACCCATCGAGGACCGTCGGCTCATGTGCGCCGCCAACGGCACCCTGTGGGACAAACGGGCCGGATATGTGCCCTACCGGGAACGTGAAGGCGTTCAGGACTACAACCTCGGCCCGGACCTCACTCGGAGTCCCATCGCAAGCGGTGACCCCGGACTGGCCTGCCTGCAACACGTTCTCACCCAGAAACCACCCGGCACTGCCGTCGAGTTCGGCGTCGGATCGGGGCGCACCCTGCGGATGATCGCCGCAGTCATGCCCGCCGTAGGATTCGACAGTTTCCAAGGGCTCCCCGAGGACTGGCGACCAGAATTCCCTAAAGGCAGCTTCGCCGCCGACCGGCCCCACGTCCCGAACGCGACCGTGGTTGAGGGACTGTTCGCCGACACCCTCCCCAACTTCGACTTCGGCAAGCTCGGCCACATCGGATTGGTCAATTTCGATGCTGACTTGCTGTCGTCAACTCGGACTGCACTGGAATACATTGGGCCATATCTGCGGCCAGGTTGCTTTCTGCATTTTGACGAGTGGTTCGGATATGATGGTTGCGAGCATTACGAACAAAAAGCATTTAAGGAATGGGCCGCGCGAACAGGTCGCGGTTGGTCGGTACTAGGCCATGGCATACAGCAGTGGCTTGTCCGGCTCACATAGTTCAGCCCCGGTGGTGTTGGTAGCACCATAGCCGGGGCCTAACCGACATGAGAGGTCGGCTATGGCGAAGCGTATATGTACGATCACAGACTGCGAGCGTCCTGTAGTTGGTTGGGGCTGGTGTCGCCTCCACTATGGCCGTTGGAGAGCCACCGGAAGCGTTCGCCCAGGCGAACCTCCAATCAAGCGCTTCGAAACAGTCGAAGAATACTTTTACGCTCATGTAGAGAAGACACAACACTGCTGGAACTGGACGGGCCAGATCAACGCAGCTGGTTACGGGCTGGCCAGCTATCGCCTAATCGGCAGGAGCATAAGGGCACACCGGCTCGCATACCGACTCCTCGTCGGGGACATCCCCGACGGTCGGGTGATTGACCACCGCTGCCACAACCGTTGTTGTGTAAATCCAGATCACCTGCGGCCAGTAACGGACAAGCAGAACAAAGAAAACCGGTATGGCGCCGCGAGGCATAACATCTCAGGAGTGCGCGGCGTGGCTTGGCATAAAGCGGCAGGCAAGTGGAGCGCCCGAGTGGGGCACAATGGTAAGCAATACCACGTTGGGCTGTTCGCCAATATCGCTGACGCCGAAGCCGCTGTGATCGCCAAACGAAACGAATTGTTCACCTGCAACGACAGGGATAGGACTCTTATATGAGCACCACCCTGTTTGCCTTCCTTGGCCGCCGCGCGAACATCGAACTCCAGTTGCCGTACCTGGAGCGCATCCTGGCCGAGAACTCGGACGTGCATGTTGACATCTGGAACTTGGCGAGAACGCCAGAAGATGACGCCTATATCCGCGCTCTGCCAACATCTGACCGGATGAGCATCCGTAACGACTTCCACAGTAGTTGCCCGTGGACTGGTTTCGACAACGTCTACCGCTGGTACGCCAACCAATATGAGTACGCGACCACCCTGTTTGTGAAGCTCGATGATGACGTTCTGTTTCTGCAAACCGATCGGTTCCGGGAGTTCTGCGACATCGCCACCGTCAACCCCGGCGCCGTGACGAGTGCACTCACGATCAACAACGGCGCCAGTACGGCGCGCGAGCCCGCCCTGCGCGCAGCGTTCGAACAGCTAGGCATTCCACTGCTCGATGTGCATGAGTCCAACGCCTACGCCGAACTGGCCCACAGCTACATGTTCGAGCACTGGCGCACAATCATCGGAAACCCGCTCGCAGCGGCACCTACCGGCGACTGGCTGTCCATCAACTGCATCGCCTTCAACCACCACGTAATGCGGACCATCGCCGACACCGTAGGCAAACCATCCCCACGGTTCATCGCCGGCCGCGACTGCCGACAATGGCCCGACATCGGCGACGAAGGCGTCGCCAACACCCTGCCGCGGATCATCGTGAACGGATTCCTCGCCGCGCACTTATCGTATGGCCCACAGAAAATGACTGACGAGCAGGCCAATCTATGGCGCAAGAGGTACGGGGAGATCGCTCGAGAGTATCTTTCCGACAACACGGCTCAGGTAGGCTCGAACACATAATCGAAAGCGGCCCGTTTAACACAATGGAAGAGGCCAACGCCGCGGTGGTCGCCAAGCGCAACGAACTTGTTCACTCATAACGACATGGACCGCATCGCATGACTGCAGCCATCGTCATACCTTTTAGGGACCGCGGCATTGACCCTCTACGCCGCCAAAACCTCGACCGGGTGCTCAAACACTGGGCCGACTACCCGGCGGAAATCCATATTGTCGACGACGGCCGGTCCAGCGACCAGCCGTTCAACCGAAGCCGCGCCTACAACCACGGCGCAGCAGTAACCGACGCCGACGTGCTGATCTATACCGAATCGGACATGCTCATCCCGTTCGAGCAGATCAACCAAGCTGTAGACCAGGCCTTTACTGCTCCCGGCCTGGTCGTACCGTTCACCGAATACCGGTACCTGTCACCCGAGGACAGCGAACGTGTCCGGCAATGCGAGGTAGAACCACAGGACTGCGAGCCCGCCTACGCCCGCGGCGGATCAATCGGCGCCATCAACGTCATCTCCCGCCACACGCTTGACCTCATCGGGCAGTGGGATGAAAACTTTGAGGGCAGTTGGTACGACGATGACGCCATGAAACACGCTTTCGAGATCTGCGCCGGCCCGACACGCTACGTCACCGGACCCGCATACCACCTCTACCACCTACCCGGCGCCGCATCGAAACGGTACGCCCACCTACCCGGCTGGAACGGCGAACACCTAACCGATGCCGATCGGGACGCCACCGACGCCAACCGCGCCCGCTACCAGCGATACCTGGCCGCGACCACACCCGAAGAAATCCGCGCGCTCACATGCGAATCCGTATCGGTGTAGTCGCCTACGCCGCGCGCCGAGCGATGGCCGAACGGTTGGCCGCCAATGTGCAGGCCGATTACCTCAGCATCGACGATGGCACACTCGGCTGCGAGGGCAACCACATGGCCGTCCTCGGGCACCTGTCCGGGCTCGACACCGACTGGTTGATCGTGCTGGAAGACGACGCGCTGCCCTGCGACGGATTCCGCGAGCAGGCGGATGCCGCGCTGACCGTGGCGCCCGCGCCGATCGTCAGCTTCTACCTGGGCACCAATCGGCCGGAGTACTACCAACCCCTCGGCGCGCCACATGCTGTGCCGCTACAGCCCCGCATCCGTGCGGCGCTCACCCATGACACGCCGTGGATTGTGGCCCGCTCACTGTTCCACGCCGTCGCGGTAGCCATGCCAACCACGCTGGCCCGCGACATGGTCGACGACCTTGATCTCAGTAGGCCGATCGATAAGGCAATCAGTCTGTGGGCTGAGACGCATCGCCACACCGTGGCCTACACAAACCCCAGCCTTGTCGACCACCGAGACACGCCAACCCTGGTCCGACACCACGACGGGGCGCCTCGTACCCAACCTCGCCGCGCCCACGCCTTCGGCACTCGCAAAACCTGGAAGTCGGCCCACTATGACCTGGACGAACCGTCATGACATGGGCCAACGGCGGTGTGCGCGGCCGAAGAATCCCCGACCGCGTCAAGCGGCAAGTCCGAGCACGCGACCAAACATGCCAACTCGGATACCCCGGCTGCACCGAACACATCGACGAGTTCGACCACATCGACGGCATAGCCGTCAGCAAGGTCGAACGGGTCGACGCCAACACCGCCGAACACCTACGTGGCGTCTGCGCGCCCTGCCACAAGCAGCGCACCCAACAACAGGCGCAAGCGGGGCGGCAACGGGGCAAACGCCAACCGCGACGGCACCCATCCGACGTGTGACCCCCCCTGGGGGGTTGCCCCCGCCGGCCCGACCCGCGGTGACGGTTGGCATAGCGTCTGCCTGTCCGTCCGGAACTCGAATCGTTTCAAAGGCGGTGATTACCGATGCCCGTATCAGGTGCGAAGCCGAAGCCGCCGGGCCAGGCGGTCACCCGGAATAAGCCGGTCCATGAATGGACTGAGGTCGAGGACATCCCCTTCCTGGATGGGCCGAAGTTGCCGCGAACCCGGCCGGATGGGCGTCCATGGCTGAAGCGGACTCGGGAGAAGTGGGCGGCGTGGTCCCAGATGCCGCACGCGCGGCTTTGGGGGCCGGCAGAGTGGGATTTCGCGCTGGACAGCATCGAGCTGGCCGCCCTGGTGCATGAGGGCGCCGCGCGGCTTGCGACCGAGCTGCGTAACCGGGAGCGGGTGCTCGGCACGACGTGGGATTTCCGGCGCGACTTGCGGATTCGGTATGTGCAACCCAAGGCTGATGAGAACCTCGGCGATGTCGACGCCGGGGTGACGAACATCGCGGATTACCGTGCCCTCTGATCTGCTCCTACCCGGGTATCGAGTGGATGAGGTCACCGGTGCGTGGTGGACGTTGCCATGGCCGGATGACCCGGATGAGCGGGAGGCGTTGGCGCGCAGCAGTCTTGGGCCGGCGCTGATCGATTGGTCGGAGGGTCGCACGGATGAGCCGGGCCTGATCCACTATCAGTTTGGGACGCCGTGGCGGTGGACGCGGATGCAGCGTCGGTTTCTGATCCTGTGGTATCACGTCGATTCTGGTGGCCGGTTCAGCTATCGGTCGGGGATTGTGCGCGCCGCCAAGGGGGGCGGGAAGGACCCGCAGGCGGCGGCGATGTGCGATTGCGAACTGCTGGGTCCGGTCGAGTTCTTCGATTGGGATGACAAGACGGGGCGCCCATTGGGGCGTCCGCGCGGATTTCCACTCGTTCAGGTCATCTCGAATTCACAGGAGCAGTCCAAGGATGTTCTGCGGGTTGCCAATGCGATGTGGTCGCAGGCGGCCCGGGAGTTCTACCGGCTCGACTGTGGTGAGACGCGCACGGTCGTGAAGGGCAGTGGCGGGCGGTTTGAGATCCCGCCGTCCGCTGAGGAGTCCGGCGAGGGTGACCCGGCAACGTTCGTGGCGGCCAACGAGACTCACCACATGACGGTGTCGAATGGCGGTTCACGGGTCGCGGCGATGGGCCGCCGCAACGTCGGCAAGTCGCCGCAGTATATCCAGGCACGGATGTGCGAGTACACGAACGCACACCGCGAGGGAAGTGACAGCGAGGGCGAAAAGTCGTTTCGGGCGTGGCAGAAGCAGCAGGCGCCCGGATATCGCGGCAAGAGGGACATCCTCTACCACTCGATCGAGGCGGCTCCACCGTTCGACTTGCTGACCGAAGAAGGTCGCAAACGCGGCCTGCGACAGGCGTATTTAGATGCCGATTGGAATGACTTGCAGCGGAAATCGGATGAGATCGCCGACGCCAGAACCTCTGTGGCCGATTCGATCAGGTACTACCTGAACGGGATTGCCACCGAAGAGGACGTCTGGGTTGAGCCGGATTACTTCGATGCTCTCGCCGAGCAGCGTGTCGTCGCCGACAAGGATCAGATAGCGGTGTTCCTGGACTGCTCGAAGTCCGGGGATGCGACGGCGATGATGGCGTGCCGGCTGTCGGACATGTATTGCTTTGTGCCGTTTGGCGATGCGGTCTGGGAGCGCCCGCACGGGCTGCCGCAGAAGACGCCGTGGCTGGCGCCGCGCGCCGAGGTGGACGCGAAGGTTCGGGCTACGCTCGATCGCTATGACGTGGTGTGGTTGGGCATCGACCCCTCGCCGGCCGAGGATGACAACACCGAGGCGTTGTACTGGCGTCAGATAATCGACGGCTTGCACCGCGATTTCCGTAACAAGTTGCCGGTGTGGGCGACTCCCGGTGATGCGCTCGGCAATGCGGTGATGTTCGATATGCGTCTATCTCAGCGCGGCGGGGTGGAGCGCAACCGCATGTTCACTGAGGCGGCCGAGTCGGTGCAGCGACTGATCGACGAGGAGGGCTGGGATGGCCCGCTGCGTCATGACGGGCATCCGATTCTTCGTCAGCATGTGCACAATGCGCGGATGCGCCCAAATCAGTGGGGCGTGTCGCTGTCAAAAGTTACCCGGGACTCGTCCAAGCATGTGGACCTGGCGGTGTGCATGGTGGGCGCGGTGATGGGCGCCCGGATCGCGCTGAACAGCGGGAAGCTGCGGAAGAAGAAGTCTGGGAAAGCGACGTTCGCGTGATGCTGGACCGGGACATCAACGATCTGGTTTCCCGCATGTGGGCGCTGCAGCTGCAAGAGCTTGGCTGGCTGGACCGGATTTACGGCTACGTCAAGGGGATTCGCGGGAGGCCGGAGGTTCCCGAGGGTGCGGGTCAAGAGATCGATGACCTGGCGAAGCTGGCCGTGATGAACGTCCTTGGACTGGTCCGCGATTCGTTCGCGCAGAACCTGTCGGTTGTCGGATACCGGGAGACGGCCGCCCGGGAAAACGACCCCGCCTGGGCGATGTGGCAGCGGAACCGGATGGATGCGCGACAGGCAGAGGTCTATCGACCGGCGCTGACGTACGGGGCGGCGTATGTGACGGTGCTGCCCGGCGATCTGGGGCCGGTATTCCGGCCCAGATCGCCACGCCAACTGCTGGCGGTGTACGACGATCCGACATTGGACGCCTGGCCGCAGTTTGCATTAGAGACCTGGGTGACACAGCATGACGCGAAGCCGCATCGGCGCGGACTGCTGATCGACGATACCTACTCATATCAATTGGATTTGGGTGAGCTGTCACCGAATCAGGTGAGCCCATCGTTGCCGTCGCTGCCGGTATCGATCCGAGAGGTCGACGATCGCGTCGAGCATGGTGCCCGACTGGACGGCCGGCCGGTGTGCCCGGTGGTGAGGTTCATCAATGACCGTGACGCCGACGACTGGATCGTGGGCGAGGTGGCGCCGCTGATTCAGATGCAGCAGGCCATCAACAGCGTGAATTTCGATCGCCTGATCGTGTCCCGGTTCGGCGCATTTCCGCAGAAGGTGATCACTGGATGGGCCGGCACTAAAGAGGAAATCCTCAAAGCCTCGACGATGCGGGTGTGGACCTTCGAAGACGAGGGCGTGGACGCGAAGAGCTTCCCGGCTGCGGCGATGGACGGCTACAACTCGCTGTTGGCGAGCATGGTCGAGCATGTGGCGATGATGGCTGGCATCTCGCCATCGCAGGTGACGGGAAAGATGGTGAATGTTTCCGCGGAGGCCCTGGCCGCGGCCGAGGCGACGATGCAGCGCAAGTTGGCCGCCAAGCGGGATTCGTTCGGTGAGTCGTGGGAACAGGTGCTGCGATTGGCTGCGGCGATGGACGGCGACGCTGCGACAGCGGAGGACTCCTCCGCCGAGGTGGTGTGGAGGGACACGGAGGCGCGGTCGTTCGCGGCCGTGGTCGACGGGGTGACAAAGCTGGCGCAGGCGGGTGTACCGGTTGAGCAGATGCTGACGATGATTCCCGGCATGACGCAGCAGCAGGCATTGGCGATCAAGAACGCGATGCGCGGCGGTACGGTGCTGTCGCTGGTTGACAAGCTGACGGCATCCACAGTCGACGAAGTTGCCGCACCGCCTGACGATGAGGTTGTCAATGGCGCTGGCGGTAGCTGAGTTTCAGCTACTTCTGGTCAAGCTCGCGGCTGACCTTGGTATCAAGATTTATCGCCTGATCCGCCAGATGGGCAGGCTGGATCAGCGGGAGCAGTTGGCGTTCATCACAGATGCGTACCCAGAGCTGGCAACCGCCTACTTGTCCGCGGCGGGGGCGCTGTCGGCGCAGTGGTACAACGAACAGCCAGTGAGGGTGCCCCGGGCCGGTGTGGCGGTGTTCGAAGCCGAACCCGCCGACCTGTTGCCCACGGGGCAGTTGGCCGCTAACGGCAGATGGTCGATGCTGCAAGCAGATCCCATGAAGAGCCTTCAAGGGTCGGCTGTTAGGGCGGTGTTTGACCAGTCCCGGCAGACGGTTCTGGAGAATCTGGCCGCCGAATATGAGGTGTCCGAGGACGAGGTGGTGGCAGGGCCTGGCACGCGGTGGGCGCGGCACGCTTCGGCGAATGCGTGTGCATTCTGCCGGGTCCTGGCTACCCGCGGCGCAGTGTACCGATCGGAACAGTCGGCCACCAGGATTGTAGGTCGAAGCCTGGACTTGACTATCTCGGACCGCCGCAGGCTCAGGCAGGGGCAGGGTTTCGCCACGATGAGTGAGATCGACAAGGCCGCGGTGGACGAGGCGCTTGAACGTCGCTCACGGTATTCGAGCACCCGGGCGGCGACGAAGGCCGGAAAGCGGGTCGGGGACAAAAAGGTCGGATCGCTTCGTGGTGAACGCAAGTACGGCGACAAGTACCACGACAACTGCCACTGCATCGCAGTCCCTGTTCGGCCGGGTGGGTCCTACGAGCCGCCAGATTACGTCGAGCAGTGGGAGTGGGACTACATCGACGCGGTGAGAGCCACCAGCGCAGCTGGTGAAACCAAAGGCGAATACGGGGCCATCGACTTGAATGCTGTTGTGAATTATATGGATCGGGCCGCCCGGGCCGAGAAATGATCTTCCACCCTCATGTTTACAGGGGGCGAGGGCGCTGACGGCTGGCGCACAACGAGCCGGTTTATTTGCTGACGAGCACGTAACGGAGAGGCCCCATTATGGGTGATATCACCACGCCCGATGAAGGCGGGTCTGAGGTCGAAGAGAACGTTGCGCAGCCGAAAGGCGCTGCGCCTGCGTTTGATCCGATCACCAGTCAAGAGGACTTCGATAAGCGCATTTCCGCCCGCTTGAGTCGGGAGCGCGCGAAGTTCGCGGACTATGACGCGCTGAAAGACAAAGCCGAGCAACTCGACAGGATCGAGGCCGCGAACAAGACGGAGCTCCAGAAAGCCGTTGAGCGGGCCGAGGCCGCGGAGAGACGCGCCGGTGCCGCCGAATTCGAGTCGCTGCGAGCTTCGATTGCCTCCGACAAGGGCGTGCCGGCGTCTTCGCTGGCCGGTTCGACCCGCGAGGAGCTTGAGGCCGCCGCCGACGAGTTGTTGGCGTGGCGCGCGCAGGCGACCACCACCCAGAAGAAGGTAACCACCGCCACCTCCGGCGGTGGTTTGAAATCCGGCGCCAGTGGCGCCGGTGACTCCAAGCTGTCCCCGAAAGCTATTGCCGCCGAACGACTGCGGCAGATGCGTGCGGGGTAACTGAACGTCTCCGCACAGAGGAAAGGTTCCTCGGCGGATCACAGAGAAAGAAGGTGATTTGAGATGGCTGACATCTCGCGCGCCGAGGTCGCTACCCTCATTCAGGAGGCGTACTCCTCGGACCTGCTGAATGCCGCCGTGCAGGCGTCGACCGCACTGACTGCATTCACGACCGTCAACATGGGCACGAAGCTCACCCACCTGCCGGTCCTGGCGACCTTGCCCGAGGCTGATTGGGTCGGAGAGTCTGCGACCGACCCTGAAGGCGTCAAGCCGCAGTCCGAGGTGACCTGGGCTGATCGCACCCTGGTCGCCGAAGAGGTCGCCGTCATCATCCCCGTCCATGAGAACGTCATCGACGACGCGACCGAGGCCATCCTCGGCGACCTGGCCGCGCTGGGTGGCCAGGCCGTCGGCAAAAAGCTCGACCAGGCGGTCTTCCTGGGTGTCGACAAGCCGTCCTCCTGGGTGTCGCCGGCCCTCCTTCCCGCCGCCGTGTCCGCTGGGCAGGTGTTCACCGTCGTCGACGGAACCGCCAACGCCAACGATTTGGTTGGCGCGTCAAACAAGGCGGCAGAGGCGATCGCGACCGCCGGTTGGCAGCCGGACACGCTGGTGTCGAGCTTGGCTCTGCGTTACCAGGTGTCGAACCTGCGCGACGCGAACGGGTTCCCGATCTTCCGGGAAGAGTCGTTCAACGGGTTCCGCACGTTCTTCAACCGCAACGGCGCGTGGGACGCCAGCAGCGTCTCGGCGCTGATCGTGGACTCCTCACGGGTCAAGATTGGCGTCCGGCAGGACATCACCGTGAAGTTCCTCGACCAAGCGACGGTCGGGAGCATCAACCTTGCCGAACGCGACATGGTGGCGCTGCGGTTCAAGGCGCGCTACGCCTACGTCCTCGGCACTGCGGCCACGTCGATGGGGGCTAACAAGGTGCCCGTTGCCGCGGTGGTCCCGGACGGGAGCTAAAACCCGTATGGCCCTGGCGACGGTAGCCGATGTCGAGGTCATCATCGGCCCTGATTTCGACGACGACGACGCCCAATCCCTCTTGGAAGAGGCATCCGATCTCGTCTCCGGCTACCTGTTGTGGGCCGAACCGCCGGCGGATGTTCCCGACGCCGTGACGAGGGCGGTGGCTCGCATCGCCGCCACCGCCCTCACCGGGCCGCCCTCACCGTTCCCGGAGGGTACGCAGGCCACTGCGGGACCGTATGGGATCCGGGTCGGTGGTGACACCTCGCGGGTGTACTTGACGAACGCACTTCGGCTGCGGCTGAGGCCATATCGCGCGTCGATGGCGTCGGTTGCGTTGGGGTCTGAGCGGTACACGTGACCTTCCCCACCCCGTTCACGGTCGGCTGGCATTCGGCAACCCGGACCGAGTCGCCTCTCGGCGAGGACGTCATCTCCTACAGTCCGCCGCTGGATCAGCCGGGAACGCCGCGAGACGTGATCGGCTGGGCGCCCACGCAGGCGACCGAGCCCGAAGTCGGCCGCGTCGTGGGGATGTTGGACCTACTGGTGCCGGACGGCTTCCACGCCGGCCCCGATGATGTGGTCGATCTACCCGACGGGCGTTTTGAGGTGGTCGGCCATCCGATGTCGTACAGCACGGGTCCGTTCGGTTTCACGCCGGGCGGTGTCGTGCAGTTGCGGAGGGTGCAGCGGTGATCATCGTCCACACCGCCCACGAGGCGATCGAGCTCCATGACGCCGAGGGCTTCGAGACCGACGAGCACAACAACCTGGTGGTCACGTGCACGTCTGCGGGTGTGGTGTTCGCGCAAGGGCATTGGAAGCGCGTCGAGATCGGGCCTGGTGAAGGTCCGCCTTAAGCCGAAGTTCGGCGCGCAGTACAAGCTACGGTCCGAGCCCGGATTCAAGGCCATCGAAGAGTCCTACGCCGCCAAGATCGCCGCCGTGGCGAACAAGACGGCGAAAACGGACGGCTTCAAGACCTCATCGCAGCAGGGCGCCCGCAGGCCGCAGGGTCGCTGGCGCAACACGGTGATCACCGCCGGGCCGAAAGCCGCCCGCCACAACGCGAAGCACCAGACGCTGCTGAAGGCGACCTATGGGGCCAGGGGCAGCTGATGGCCGGGTTCTGGCGCAAGCCGCACTCGGCGCTCAAGACGACGCAGGCCGTCCTGGCGCCCGACTTCCCCGGCATGCGCATCTCCCCTCAGATGCCCACCACGCGCCCGGACCGGTTCATCGTCTTGACCCTGATGCCCGGCGAGTACACGTGCCCGGCGTTCACGGTCGCGCACCCGGTCGTCGAGTGCTGGGCGCCCACGGCGGAGGCGGCGGAGGACATGTGCGGCACCGCATCGGCGGCGCTGCACAACGCCAAGGGCCGCTGGTTCGCCGGCGCGCAGGTTCTCGGCTGGGGCAACGAGCAGGGCCCGGCCGAGTTCAACGACGACGCGATCACCGACCGGGTTCGCTGGCAGTTGCACGGCGACCTGCACATCAGCACTCACTGAAACAACTTCATACACAACCATTTTCGGCCCGCCCGCGAACGCGCCTTGAAAGGGGCACTCAATCATGGCTGATTCCAGGAACATTTGGGCCCCGACCCTGGCGCCCGACAAGGGCTGCTTCTACGGCGGCCCGCTCGGCACCGCGCTGCCGACTGATGCGCTTGACGAGCTCGATCCCGCCCTGCTCGACCACGGCTACATGGGCGAGGACGGCTTCACCAACGGTGTCCGGCGAAATGGCACCAAGCACAAGGCTTTCGGCGGTGAGGTCGTGCTGGTAACGCAGGACGACTACGAGGAGACGCTCAAGGTCATCTTCTATGAGATCACGCCCATCACGATGGAGACGGTGTTCGGTCACGATCAGGTGGAGGTCGACTTCAGCTCCGGTCATCGCAAGATGGTTGTGCGTCACTCATCGCTGATGCTGCCGCGGCGCTCGTATGTGGTGCGCACGATCATGGGGGTGAAGACTCGGCTCCTGGTGATTCCCGAGGGTCAGGTGACTGAGATCGAGGACATCACCCTCAAGCACACGGTGCCGTCGCTGTATGCGGCGACGATCGACGTCTTCCGGCCCGCGCAGGGGTCGCAGCCGGACAACCCGGAGGGTGTCAACGAGTACTTCGACGAGCCTGACGTTCTGGCGCCCGGCTCCTAGGTTCCGGCTGGGCGCAAGTCTCAAACACATGCGGGTGGGCCGGGCTTCGCCCAGCCGGTTCGGCCACCCGCGCCTCAGGAAAGGTCCACCCGCGCAATGAAACCCATCGAGATACCCGACTGGGACGACGATCGCATATTCGTGTGGTTCACATTCCCGCAGAAGGGCCGCAAGACCATGGAGTTCAAGCTTCCGCGACTGGACTTCATTGCGCCCGGTGATGTGAAGGCGGTGTTCTGGCTGCTCGCCGAACTTAACGTGGACCCGGATAAGGTCGCGGCGTGGACCGATCCTGATATGCCGGGCGCGCTCGAGGTGGCCGGGTTGCTACTGCAGCTGCGTCCGCATGTGACCGATGAGCAGTTCGCGATCCTGCGGACGTGGCCGGTGGGCCGCCTGCGATTCATCACGGACCGCTGGCAGGAGCAGTCGCGCGTGACGTTGGGGGAATACTGGGCCTCCTCGACCTCCTAGAGCGTCACGAGGGGGCGATCGAGTTCGAGTTGCTTGCCCGGGGTTGGCATTTGTGGGATGTGGGCCGCCATCTGGGGTGGGCCGAGTTCCGGTCGTTCGTCGAGCATCTGCCGCCCGATCCGTCGTCGGCGTTGTGGCGGGCGCGGTTCCCGCGGTCGTGGTGGTGGACGCCGGAGGTCGGGTTTCAGGCGGCCATTCTTCACGCTACGCAGTCGGGCAATTGGCAGCGCGGCGGCGGGCGGGGTCAGAGGCCGAAGCCGATCCAGAAGCCGGTTGATGCCCCGGTGACGGTGCGCACGCACGCCGAGCTGGTCGGCAAGAAGCGTGAATTCGACGACGAGATCGCAAGACGTAGGGCGGCGCGTGACGCAAGACGGAAGGTGGGGTGATGGCCGGTAAGGGTAAGGGTGTTGAGCTGGCGACCGCCTACGTGTCGGTTGTCGCCGAGACCAGCGGCCTAATCAAGGGCATTGAGTCGGCGCTGTCGGGCCGCGTGGGCTCTGATGCGAGTAAGGATTTGGGCCGCAAGCTCGCCGACGGTGTCGCGGGCGGCTTCTCGGGCAGTTCCGGGGTCGCGAAGTCGTTGGCGAAGACGCTGTCGGAGGCCGGCGACGGTGCGTCGCGCGATCTGCTGAAGTCTTTGGCGGCCGGGCACGCCCAAGCTGAGCGCAACGCCGCGACCGCGGGGCGCAACTACGCGAGAGCGCTGACCGGGTCGATATCGGGCGGCGGCACGGATGCGGCGAGGAAGTACGAAGCCGAGTTCCGCCGCGCCCTCGACGCCAAGGCGTCGTCTCAGACATTCTTCGACACGTTCCACGCCGACGGGATCAGGCGCGGCGAGCAGGTCGGCACCGCACTCGGAAAGGTGCTGGCGTTCGGCACCAAGGGCGGCATCGGCGTTGCGGCGCTCGGCGCCACCGCTGCGGTCGGCACCCTCGGGGCGGCGCTGACGAAGGGCTTCTCGCGGCTCAAGAACATCGACAACGCCGAGTTCAAACTCAAGGCGCTCGGCAATTCCACCGCGGACGTGAAGAACATCATGGATTCGGCGCTGAAGTCGGTCAAGGGAACGGCGTTCGGGCTGGACTCGGCCGCTAACACTGCGGCTACCGCTGTCGCCGCGGGTGTACCCAAAGGCCAGTCGCTGACGGACTACCTGACGAATGTCGCTGATGCTGCGGCGATCGCGCAAACCTCCATGGACGAGATGGGCTCCATCTTCAACAAGGTGCAGACCAACGGCAAGGCCATGACCGATGACCTGCAGATGTTGGCTGATCGTGGCCTGCCGATCTTCACATGGCTGCAAAAGCAGTACGGGGTCACCGGCGAAGAGCTGCAGAAGATGGTCGAGAAGGGCAAGGTTTCGGCCGCCGACTTCCAGACAGCAGTGCACGACAACATCGGCGGGTCGGCGCAGAAGATGGGGCAGTCGTTTTCGGGCGCGCTCGACAACATGAACGCCGCACTCGGCCGGTTCGGGGCGAAGCTCATCAACAGCGCCCTGGGCGGCAACGGCCTGGCCGGTCCGACCGCCGGTATCGGCAAGCTCACCGACGAACTCGACAAGCTCGGGACGTGGGCCGACGCGCACGCCGGTGATATCGCGGACTTCTTCTCCGAGGTCGGCAAGGCGGCGCTGGCAGGCTCGCGTGACGTGCTCAAAGCGGTCGCTGAGATGGTCGGCGCGTTCGGCGGGTTGCAGGACTTCCTGGGCAACATTCTGGGCGGGATGAACAAGTTCCAGGCGTGGATCGCCGACGTGCGCGGCGACCACGACACCGCGGCTGCGCTGCGCGCGCAAGCGGAGGAGATGTTCTCGTGGGGTGATTCGGCCAAGGAGGCCGAACAGCGCATCCGCGGCCTGGCCGACACGATCGACGACCAGATACCGAAGCTCGACGCGTGGGGCGAGGGAGCCAAGGCCGCCGGGAAGATCACCAACGCCCTCGGGGATGCGTTCAAAGAGGTCAGCGCCAACGGCCAGATCGTCTTGAAGTCCAACGCCGCCGAGAAGACCGAGGAGCTGGAGAAGCTCGGCCTGAAGATCACGCAGCTGCCGGACGGGCAGTTCGCGATCACCCCGGGAACCCCGGAAGCCCAGCAGCTCGTGGACGCGTTCGTGGCGAAGAACTCCACCCTGCCGGCGGCGAAACTGCCGATCGACGTGGACATCTCGACGGCCGCGACGAAGCTCAACGCGCTCTACAACGACATCTTCAGAGCGCCGCCAAATGCAACCGTTCCATCGACCGGAGGCAGCCCCGAGTCGATGATCCTGCCCGGCTATGTCCCCTACGACCCGGCCATGGCTCGCCGTCCCGCATTCGGCGGCGGCCGCGCCACCGGTGGTGCGATCCGCGGGCCAGGCACGGCCACATCGGATTCGATCCCGATGTGGGGCTCCGACGGTGAGCACGTATTCACCGCCGACGACGTCGCCGCGATGGGCGGCCAAGGCAACGTGTACGCCTTCCGGGCCGCACTGCACCGCAAGGACGGCGGGAGTGTCACCGCCGCCGACCTCCTGCTCGGACAGGAGGGCATGTCCGGCCCACCCAGCGACATATTCCTGGACAGACTGGCGAAACCGCCTAAGAAACACCAGATGGGCTCATCTGGTGACATGGAGTGGAACCGCCGGGGTGCTATCACCTTCGGGCACGGGGCGGACATCCAAGCGTCGCCCGGGCAACTCGGATACATCAACCCTGCCTGGCGCATCGACACGTCCAACGCGTCATTCGACAAGTCCGGCTACGACCTGATGCGCCTGACATTCGACGACGTCGCCGACGCGGGCGTGTTCAGCCCGGCCGAAATCGAGTCGGCCACCACCGGGAACAAAGCCAAACGGATGCGACAGGTCGAAAGCGAACCCCTCTGGAAGTGGTTCAAGGAGGGGCATTATGCCGACGGCGGCGCCGTCGGGGCCGGCTCCATCGCGGCGATCGACTACGCCTACGCCACACAGGGCAAGAAGTATCAGTGGGCCACGTTCGACTGCTCGGAGTTCCTGTCCGAGGTGTATTCGCAGATGGTGGGCGCACCGCCTGGCCGGAAGTTCACGACGGCATCGGATTTCGCGGCGCTGGGCTTCGTTCCCGGCTACGCGGCCGGCGCGCTCAACATCGGTATCCGCGAGACCGGGAACGCCACCACCTCGCACATGACCGGGCAGCTGCCCAACGGCGTCAACATTGAGAACGGGCCGAAGGGCATGTCCGTCTACGGGGAGGGTGCCACCGACCCGCGGTCCATGCCGACGGTGTGGCATCTGCCGCTGGCCGACGACGACCCCGGCCTGCGACTGTCCGCCGGGCCGCAGGATTCCAGCGCCGCACTTTCGGGCATGGCACCTGGCACTCTCGCCGGCGCCGCGGCCGCCGGCGCG